GTTGAGGTAATCGAAGGTGCACCCAACGATGCACACCCATCTGGATTCAAAGGATATCCTACAGCTAATATTGAACCTCAGAACAGAGATGGTGATGCTGGAACAATAAGTGAATCAGTAGTTAACACTGATGTTGTAATTGATGGAACCACAAAAACAATTACAAGCGCTAATGGTGGTTATGATGTATATGATCCCGGTGATAGCATTACACTAACAATTGCTGATGCAACCATCACAGTTGACAATGCAGCTAACGATAACACAACTGATGTGTTGGTAGTTCCAGATTCATCCGTTTTGGCTGTGGGGTCTGAAGTTACTGTTGATGCATCAGGAAATGTCGGTGTAGGAACTACGGTTCTGGCTATTGTAGATCCTACAAGTGTTCAGTTAAGTGTAGCCAAATCAGCACTCGGTGCAGCTGGTACTACTGATTTAGATTTTCAGTCACCAAACGATGACCAAGCTTTGACAGTAGTTACATCAACTGATAATGTTATAACAGTTAGTGAAAGCACTTTGGTAGATCATACATTGACCAGCAGATCAACAACTGTTGCTGGTATCAGTGATGACGCCGCTCAGGCTCGTGGTTATGTTAAGTACGCTAATGTTGAGTTTAAGTTGAATCAACTAAACAACAGATCTGAACTTTCTGCAAGTACTTTCGTAGGTGTAGATTTTTCAAAGACTGGTCTTTCAGATAGACTGAAAGCAACAATTGCTCAGCTTAACAACGGTTTACAGTCAATTGACAAAGGTGTTCTAATGGTAACAGAGTCTGGTGAATCAGGTGATGGTAATCTTGGTTCATTGGCAGAATCTTTTGAAATAGCTGATGCAGTTACTAACAATACCACTTTTAGTTCTTCTAATAATATCAGACTTACCGCAGCTCTTTATGGTGGTAGTGATGGTTTTGATCCAAGACAGGATCTTAGAAACTCACTAAATGATGGTAGTCTAACAGGTGATTTCGAAAAAGCTATTCAGATGTTGTCAAACCCACAAGAAGTTGACTTTAATCTTATCGCTCTACCCGGTGTACATTCATCAGAATCTGGTGGCGGTTCACTGAACAGAATGATTGATATGGTCACAGAAAGAAGTGACGCATTTGCCGTTATTGATTTGGCCGATGCATCTACAAGTGGTGCAGGTTTGGCTCTTTCTGTTTCAAACGCAATAACAGAGGCTAACAAGTTTGATACAAACTACGCAGCTGCTTATTATCCTTGGGTTAGAATCAACGATCCAGAAAACAATAGACTTGTTTGGGTTCCACCAAGTGTTGAAGTACTCGGTGCTTACTCATTCAACGATAGAGTATCTCAGCCATGGTTCGCACCAGCTGGTTTCACAAGAGGTGGATTGGATAGCGTTTTGGAAGCAAGACGTAGACTAACACAGGCACAGAGAGATTCTCTATACGCCGAAAACATTAACCCAATTGCAACATTCCCCGGACAGGGTATTGTTATCTTTGGTCAGAAGACACTGCAGAAGAAGCAGTCTGTTCTTGATAGAGTTAATGTTAGAAGAATGTTGTTGGAAGTAAGAAAAACAATTGCTGGATTCTCCAGACTGTTTGTTTTTGAGCCAAATAACGCCAACACAAGAGGAGCTATACTTTCAAGAGTTAACGCTTATCTTGGTACTGTACAGGCCGCTAACGGTTTGACACAGTTTAGAGCTATCTTGGACGAATCAACAACAACACCAGATCTCGTTGACAGAAACATTATCAAAGGTAAGATTCTGTTGCAACCCACCCAAGCTGCTGAAATCATTATTTTTGATTTTACAGTTGATGGTACAGGTGCTATTTTCGACGAAGGTTAATATATTAATAAATTTGCTAGGGATTTTTCCCTAGCAAATTTGTTGTTGTTTTACTATTTATATCAGAAACAACTTTATTTTGGAGAAATATAATGGCAGTTACACCGTTGAACGCAGATAGACTTTTAGCGGATACATTTGAGCCAAAAAGACAGAATAGATGGATACTTTTCTTTGGTAACGAAGAGATCCCTGCCTTTACACTTAAGACAGTTTCAAGACCTTCTTTTACAATGGAACCAATTGTAATTGACTACATCAACAGTAAAAGATACTTGGCTGGTAAGGGCGAGTGGGGTACAATTGCTATGACACTACACGATCCTATTGCACCTTCATCTTCACAGAGAGTTATGGAGTGGGTTAGACTTTCTCATGAAACAATCTCTGGTCGTGATGGTTATGCAGCTTTTTACAAGAAGGATTTCTCACTTGAAATGCTAGATCCAGTGGGTGCTTCTGTAGAGAAGTGGGATGTTAGAGGTGCTTTTATTTCCGAAGCTACCTTTGGTGATTTATCATACGACTCAGCTGAACCAGCAGAAATTTCTGTTACTATTCGTATGGATGAATGTATTCTAAGATACTAAAAGTTATTTTTTAAATAAGAATACCTCCTTTCGTGGGAGGTATTTTTGTGCCTATTGTTATATGCATTTAATAAATTTTATTATATAATATTATAGCGCGCTATTAACAATAATTATGAAAGGTATCAAAATGTCAGATCCAAAAGTTACTATAGAGGAAGATACACCAAAGGTAGAAGTGATGCCCTCTGTACCTTCCGATGCTCAAAAACAAGCTGATAAAGAAGATAATAGGCCAGGTTTTACTGTACCAAGAGATTTTGTACTTATTCCTACTTTAGGTAAGTTATATCCACCAAGCCACCCACTGCACAATCAAGAAAATGTTGAAGTAAGACACTTGACTGCTGCTGATGAAGATATTTTAACTTCAAGGTCATTACTGAGATCTGGAAAAGCTTTGGATGTTCTTCTACAAAATTGTCTTGTTAATAAGAATATAGATATAAAAGATTTAGTTTCTGGTGATAAGAACTCCATAATGACTTTTCTTAGAATAAGTGGTTACGGCCCAGAATACGAGGTTAATTTAGAATGTCCCAATTGCGAAGAAGAAGTACAATATACATTTGATTTGGGTCAGCTAGCAGTAAGAACTCTTGATCTTACACCTTCAAGACCAGATAGACCATATTTTAATCTTGATCTACCATCTGGTACTAATATAGAGTTTAAGTTTCTAACTTCCGAAGAAGAAAATGAAATTAGTGAATTACTTGAAGTAACTAAGAGGAAGACAAATTCTCCATTAGAAAGAAACATAACAACACGATATGCACGACAAATTGTTTCTGTTAATGGAGATGAGGATAGAGAACTTATTAATGATTTTGCAAGAAACATGATGGTTAATGACTCAAGGTTTATTAGAAAGTTCCTGTCTGATAACGAGCCAGATGTGATAATGAAACAAGATTTTCAATGCCCACTTTGCTCTCATAAAGAGGAGGTAGATATCCCAATTGGGATAGGTTTCTTTTGGCCTGAATGAAAAACATAAAGAATATATCTATGAAGATCTTTTTGCTTGTGTTTATTATGGTAAGATGAGTTTTCAAGACGCATATAATGTACCAATAGCTATTAGAAGATGGTGGATTAAAAGAATAAATAAAGCTATAGAAGACCAAAATAAAGCTCAAGAAGAAGCTTCAAAAGGTAAAAGATAATATATACCTCTCTAATTTCTTTAGAGAGGTATATTTATTTATAGTTAAGTATATCTACGGAGATCTATTGTGAAATTAATGGACATTATCAAAAAAGGTGGAGTGTTTGCTACCATAGTACACTTAGCCAAAGAAATAAAAAAAGAGAAGGACAAAAAAGAGCTTAAGAAGTTGTTAGATAAAAAGAAAGCTTTAGAGAAATCTTTTAAGAAAAGAATGGATTCTCCTGTCGGTGACGGGATGACCTTAAGTGATTTATTGCAGAAAGATTACGAAAAATTCAAGAAACAAGGCAAGTAAATTTAACTTAGAAGATTATCAATGGTAGATATAACAGCAACAATAAATTCTATTACAAAACTCACAGAACCCATAGGTAGATTGAACGACTCTATCGATGCTGTAACTGGTACTTTCCAAAAAGCTGGCCAAATGGCTGAAAGAATGGAAGCTTGGAAAGATAATGCCAAAATAATAGAACGTGAGAACGCTATTAGAAAGAAAATGGGTAAGGACTTACAGGGTTCTGCTAAGTTACAATTACAAGCTGCTAAAACCACAACAAAAGAACAATTAAAGTACATGAAGCTATCGGCCAAGGCTAGAGAGGCAGAAATACGCCAAATCCGATGGAGACTAATGACAGAAAAGAATTTCACTAAACGTCAATTAGAAACTGCTTCGAAAAGAATACAGGCTCTAAAATTAGAGAAAGAAGAAATATTAGCTTCAAGGAAAGAACTCAAAGAACTAAGTTCTGTAACTAGAAGTGTTGGTAGAAAGTTTAAAGAGATATCGGATGGTAAGATAGGGAAAGCTTTTAAGGTGTTTTTTGCCAAATTAGCTGCTGTACTAGGTAGTGCTTCCATTGGTTCTGCTATAATAACTATAATAAATTCTTCAGACGCAGCATTTAAGTCCATAGCAAAATCTATGGGAACTTCTATCTCTGGTGCGAGAGAAGTAACTGGTAATTTTGTAAACTCTATACAAGCGTTGGTTAGGTTGGGAGCCTCTATGGAGGACATAGTTGGTTCGACAACTGCTCTCATAGATGCTAGTGGTAGTGTTAACTTTGCAAACGAAAAAAACATACAAACAGTAACAAAACTAAATAAAGCTTTTGGTTTAAGTAATGAAGAAGCTGCTAGTTTAGTTAAAACTATGCAGTACGGTTTTGGTATGACTGCTAAGCAGACAGAAGACTTTGCTAATAACCTTAGAAAGGATGCTTATACTGGAGGTGTTAGTGTAGGTATCGTAATGAGAGACATACAAAGAGCCACAGAAAATACCACTTTTGCACTAAACAAAAGCCCCGAAGATCTGAAGAAAATGGCAATCAGAGCCAGACAACTTGGTTCAAATCTAGAAAATGTTGACAAGTTGGGAGAAACTTTTGGTGATTTTGAAACATCAATAAGTACATCAACGAAATTGGCTGCAGCCTTTGGAGTACAGATGAACGCATTTGAGATGACAAGATTAGCTCAAATGGGTGAGGAAGAGAAAATACAAGAAAAATTAACAAACGATCTCAGTAGAAAGTTAGTAAAGAACAATGGGGAGTTAGTAAAACTAACCAGAGTACAAAAAAATGAGTTACGATCTTTATTGGGTGATGATTATCCAAAGATGTTAAAAACCACTCAGATGATGAATAAACTCGGTCAAGCTGGGGTTAAGAATGAGGAACAACGAGCAGCTATAGCTGACTATTTAGTTTCTAATAATAAGAAATTCAATAAACAAAATGTTACAGCCGCAAAAGAAATTATAAGAAAAAGAGAAGAGCAGTTAAAGAAAGAAGAAACTTTAGATGATGTTATAAAAGGTCAAATGACGTTCTTTGAGGATATAAAGGGGATAGTATCTGGTCCTATAATACAAGCTATATCTGAGCTTAACAAAAGATTTTTCGAAACTGATGGAATTGGTAGTAAGGTAAAGAA